AATATTGGCGGTGACCACTCCATGGCCATTGCAACCATTGGTGCATCGTTGGAAAAACACGGTTCTGCACTCAAGGTCATCTGGTTTGACGCCCATGGCGACATTAATACTCGCAAAACATCACCTAGTGGAAATTACCACGGAATGCCTCTCGCGTTTCTAACTGGTTTAGACAGCGACTACGACCTGTTTCCATTCTTATATACTGTTCCCGACTTAAAATTTGAAAACATTCTTTACCTAGGCATCCGCGATTTGGACAATGGAGAGAAACTAGTTTTGAAAGAGAAGAAAATCAAGTTTATTCGGTGTAAAGAAATCAATGAGAACCCTTCACAAACCTACGCAAAAATCAAAGAATTTGTAGGAAAAGACCCAGTCCATTTTTCGTTTGACGTTGATGGACTAGACCCAGAAGAAATGTCAAGCACTGGCACCACTGCACCAAACGGTGTTCATACAAAAGCCATAAAACCCATTGTTGATAAAATTATGAAAAATTTGAATGTGGTGAATATGGACATTACGGAATTCAATTTGGAATTGGGGGACCAAGATAAATCAATAAAAAATTTTAGAAAATTATTTGATAAATATTTGGATTAGTGAGACGACGATTTTACAACTTCTGAATATTTTCGAACAGGTTCCAACAAACAACCATCGAAAATTTCATAGTAGGTGTCGAGATTTTGTTTCCAGTCATTCGTTTCTAAAATACTGTGTTCTATTTCTTCTATTTCTTCTTTTGAATATAAATCTTTATTATGAATTTCTGTGTATGACATTAACACTTCACCCAAATCCTTTATGGAAATGTTATAGACATTGCTATTAATGTAGTCATCATCCACAATGTTTTCTTTGTCATCATAATTGAGTTGAGCAATAAATGTGCTCGACTTGTATTTGACAATATGTGAAATGGTTGCTAGTTTTCCAGTGGAAATTGTTTTTGACAAGATTTTGGTTTCAAAAGTTACAGCAGAATTGTTACTTTTGAGTTTGTATGTAAATTCCTTTTGCGAAGAAAGGGATTTATCGCATTGGTCAATTGTATATCCAGCACTTATCAGTTTGTCCTTACAGATGAAGTAGTTATTGCATATTTTGCACGATTCACCTCTAAAACAACAGTAATTAAAATCTTCGCTCAGGTCGGCACAATGCTTTTTGCAATAAGTATGAGAGTGTATGTGAATGCTCATGTTGCATTTTTTTCCACAAAAGTGGCATTTGGTGCAGTAATTAATTGCTTCGTTTATTGATGATAAATCATAAAATTCGGCATATTGCCTCAATTCGGTGATTTGCGATTCAGTGTATTTGGCGGTCATTTTATATTTTTTTATATTATCTGTATTGCACATAATAAAAATTTCAATTTTGTAAGATTTTTTTTCAATCATCAAAACAATTTATAGTAAGGGAGGGGGTCGTAGGGGCGTAAGAGAAGCAAAGCTTCTCTGAATACCGTAGGTCAACAAGTTTACGCCCTACTTAGAACTCACACACAAGGTCAAAGACATTATCAGAAACCTCCTTGTTTGCCATCGCATACTCGGAAACAGTGCGTTCAAAGAAATTAGATTTGCTTTCCAAACTAATAAGTTCCATAAAATCAAAAGGGTTTGCACTACCATAAATCTTATCAATTCCAAGTTGCAAACAGAGACGGTCCCCCACAAACTCAATATACTGGGTCATCAATTTGGCATTCATCCCAATTAACCGGCACGGCAACGATTCCGTAATGAATTCCTTTTCAATTTCCACCGCTTCTCTCACGATTTCCGCAATCTTAGATTTATCCAATTTTTTATGGAGCTTCGAATAGATAAGAACTGCAAATTCAGAATGTAGTGCCTCATCTCTACTGATAAACTCATTGGATAAAGTTAATCCAGGCATGATTCCACGCTTCTTAATCCAGTAAATGGCGGCAAAACTACTGCTGAAGAAAATGCCTTCCACACAGGCAAATGCTACAAGTCGCGTAGGAAAAGTATCGTTGCTTGCTTCGTATCCAATCCACCGCCTAGCCCAGTCCGCTTTTTTCTTGATAGAAGGACACGTCTCAATTGCATTGAACAACTTGTGTTTTTGCGTCTTGTCTTTAATATAGGTTTCGATGAGCACACTATACATCTCGGAATGGATGTTTTCCATTGCAATCTGGAACCCATAGAAAGCTCGGGCTTCAGAGAGCTGGACATCGGCCATAAACCGGGTTGCCAAATTCTCCATAACAATTCCATCACTGGCTGCAAAAAATGCTAGAACCATTGATATAAAATATTGTTCGTCTTCAGTAAGCTTTGCCCAATCACCTAAATCCTTGGATAAATCAATTTCCTCAACACGCCAAAAACAATCTACCTGCTTCTTGTACATCTTCCAGATATCATCGTCTTGAATTGGGAACATCACGTAGCGAGACGTGTCTTCTTTCAAAAGGGGGTCTGTCATTTCCTAAATAATATACAATGGTAGATTTTATATTATTTGGACAAACCATTAAGATTTGTATAACAGAGATAAATATATGTAAAAACCAATATAAATAATTAATAGACCTAGACTATGGACTCGCGGCTATTCCAAGATGAACCATTGTATTGTGAAAACAAACACAAGCCGTATTTTCGTGGTAAAATACATTTATATTCACTCATATTATTTCCCATTGCATTTTGGTTCTTATACAATGGAATTGAGAATCCATATCCTTTTTTCATTGCCTTTATAAGTTTATTTGCAAATTTTCTATGTTTTGGAATTAGCGCAATATATCACATATTTGTCTGGCCAAGTGAAGTTGAAATCATATTACAAAAAATGGACCATGCTTCGATTTCAGTGTGGTGTTTTGGTATGTTGTTTCCAATAGCATTTTTGCTATTTCCACAGCAGTATGGAATCAATTTTATTTGTTTATCTGCGTCCGCATGTGTCTGTAATTTGTATTCAATCTATATTTCCAAACCAATGCTAATCTTATCATCTGCTGTTCCAGCTATATTACTTCTTTATTCAGACACTTGTTTTCTTCATATGACGTCGGAAGAATGGATATATATGTGGTGTGTGTATGGCTTTCAGATTGCAGGCACTATGTTTTTCTCTTTGAAACCGGCGCCAGCTTTTTTGGACCCCGATGTATTTGGTTATCATGAGATTTTTCACTGTCTATCCATATTTGCAGCGATATTTGTCTATATTTCAAATTATAGCATTGCGTCGCGTTATGATGTTGGAAACCAATATGAGTTTAGAATAAAAAAATCATGTGAGACTATATTTTAACAATGATTCGAACCAAAGTTGATACATCTGACATTGATGCAAAGTCATTTCACAAAATGCTTTTTATTTTCAATTGTGTAGAGAAAGGGTGGAATGTGAAGAAACGCGACGGCAAATATATTTTTCAAAAATCTCACGATGGAAAGAAGGAAGTTTTTATGGAAGACTATTTAGAGAAATTCATTGCAGAGAATTCATCACTTTAAAGGTAAAGGAAACCTACGGTTTCCTTTAGAACCTTCCCTTTAAAAGTATGGGATTATAAGGGAACGACGAGTTCCCTTAGACGAGTTCCCTTAGCATTTATTCCATAATTTTCTCGAACTGTTTTCCAATCTCCTTTTCTAAATCCGGCAATCTGGTATACAACATCGGGTTCTTGCCATTCTCATATTTATTGGGGTTAAACTTAATAACTATGTTTTTTTCATTATTTGAATCATCATTATTTTCTTCTCCAAAAATAATTTTTAGAACGATTCCATTAATTTGGATCCAACTAGTGTTAGGTCCGTGCACAAATCCGTCAAATTTAGAATCTATGAATTTTTGGATAACAGTGTCCTTCAATTTATAGACAGTCTGCAGAGAAAGCGGGTCCAATGGATATAATTTAATGTAACAATGTTTGCAATACCCTTTGAACCTTGGCAACAATTTATTTTTAGAACAACTTGCACAAACTTTCTCTCCAGAACTGGTTGGTAAAACTGGTTCCAACATCCTTGTATTCTTAGAATCATCTTCTCTGTGCGCCGAACAAAACAAGGGTTTTCCAAAACAAAATCCGTAAACTGCCGGATTTCTGCAAGTGTCTTTTTTGCAAATTGTTGGCATCTTTAAAATTAAATTACATATTTTTTGTTCCCTAAATGTTGCATCAGGGGTGAAACCGGATTTTGATATAGCTACAATTGCACAATGCATTTTGTAAATCCTACATCTATATTAATGTAAGTGAATGAGTAAAATAAATTCATAGGTTTCCTTTAAATGTAGAGAAAATCGTGATAAAAATGGTTTATACGCTCAGATTTAGGAGAAATTATATTTTTAGATTATATAAAAAAATGGGAGGAGCACTTATGCAATTAGTCGCCTACGGCGCCCAAGACGTTTTCCTTACAGGAAACCCCGAGATTACTTTCTGGAAGGTGTCTTACAGACGCCACACCAACTTCGCGATGGAGTCCATCGAGCAGACTTTCAACGGCCAGGCCGATTTCGGTCGCCGTGTTAGTTGCACCATCTCCAGAAATGGAGATCTTGCCTACCGCACCTATGTCCAGGTTACTCTCCCTGAGATTAACCAGACCATGGCTGCATCTGGCTCCAATGTGTATGCCCGTTGGTTGGATTACCCCGGTGAGCAGCTCATTGCCCAGGTTGAGGTCGAGATTGGAGGCCAGAGAATTGACCGCCAATATGGTGACTGGATGCACATCTGGAATCAGCTTACCCTCTCTTCTGAGCAGCAGGCTGGTTACTACAAGATGATTGGCCACACCACTCAGCTCACCTACATGACTGACCCCGCGTTCGCCGACATCAACGGACCCTGCGCTTCCACTGGAGGCCCGGGTCAGGTTTGCGCCCCCAGAAAGGCCCTCCCTGAGACCACCTTGTATATCCCCCTCCTCTTCTGGTTCTGCCGAAACCCCGGTTTGGCTTTACCCCTTGTTGCCTTGAAATCTGTAGGGCAGAAAAGCATCCGACCCAAAGTATGCGAGAACTACTTTGGAGAATATTCGTTCGAGGCTCGCAATGGCTTATTCAGCCATCCTCAGATGCTAGTCGCATGTGCTTAAGAGAACTACGTTCCCCTAAAACCCCTCCTCCCATAAAAAGGGTTATTAGGAAACGTTTAGTTTTATTATGCAATGCGGCAACAATTTCAAATTGCGGGAAACTCTTAAAGACGATGGCTACCAAGCATTAGACGAAAGTTTAATGTGGCTGAGAAAGAAACTCAGGTATGGTAAAAATGCCACGTATGATAAGGAAAATAAAAAATCCTTAGAAATAGACAATCCGCAGCCAAGCATCTACGTTCATAATGATGAGAATATGATGAAGG